GATTCACATAAAGGGTATCTTATTATTAGATACCCTTTTTTTTTACTAATACGGAGAATTATTATGGGTTATGGTACATCAATGAAAAAGAAGAAAAAGAAAAAAATGAAAGGTGGTAGAGACTCTTTAAAAATTAAATACTAATCATGGCAGTAGCAGCAACTACAGAACTTGAAGCTATCAATATTATGTTGGCAGCTATAGGAGAAGCACCTATCAATAGTCTTGTCGGTACACTTCCTGTTGATGCTCGTATTGCTCAATCAACTCTTACAGAAGTTAATAAAAGTGTTCAGTCAGAAGGCTGGTCTTTTAATACAGAAATAGATGTAACTCTTACCAGAGATGGATCTAATCAAATAAACATTCCTACAAATGTATTAAGGGTAGATGCAAATATACATCAACACCCAACCATTGATCCTATACAACGTGGTTTAAAACTATATGACAGACAGAACAATAAGTTTGAATTTGATGAAGACTTAATTTGTACTGTTGTTTATTTAAGAGATTTTGATGAGATACCAGAACCAGCTAGACATTATATGAATATACAAGCTGCAAGAAAGTTTGTTGACAGACTTGTTAGTGACCAATCTTTAAGAACCTATACACAACAAGACGAGCAAAGAGCTAGAGCTATATTGATGGAAACAGACTTGGCAAACGGAGATCATAATATACTTAGAGGAGATCCTTCTCTTACCAGTATCTTTGATACTTACAATCCTTCTAGTGCCTTAATTAGATAACTATGGCTGTCATATCAAGAGCTATACCTACATTATTAAGAGGTATATCGCAGTCTTCTGATGCTTTGAAACAAGCAGATCACGCTGACATACAGGATAATGCTGACAGCAACCCTGTTCTTGGTCTTACAAAAAGGTCTGGATCTCAATTCTTGGCAACAATCAGCAATTCGACTCTAGGAAATGTACATATTCAAACTATAAATAGAGATGCAACTGAACAGTATGTAGCTGTATTTAGTAATGGTAATGTAAAAGTTTTTGAATTAGATGGTACTGAACTAACAGTTCATAAACCAGATGGCACATCATATTTAAACACATCAAATCCTAGAAGTGTAATGAAGACAGTTACTATTGCTGACTTCACGTTTGTTGTTAATACCAGTATCACCCCTGCAATGGATAGTGCCTTATCAAATAGTGCAAGCAACATAACTCAGGCAATTATATTTATAAACCAGGCAACATCTAAAACTACTTATTCTGTGACTGTAGATGGAGTGACAGTAACAGATGACACTACTGGCAACGATCCTCTTTCAACTACAACTGTAGCTACTGATCTTGCAGGCGGTTTAAACTCTGGCCTTACAGGTTTTGCTATTGCCAGAAATGGTCCTGTTATACATATAAAAAAGAATGATGGTAGTGATTTTTCAATAGATGGTAATGACTCTCAAGGTAATACCAAGATGACAGTCATAAAAGATACAGTACAGCAGTTTACTGATCTACCAAATGTGTCACCTAATGGATATGTGGTAGAGGTTGTTGGTGATGAAAGTACAGATTTTGATAATTACTACGTTAAATTTACGACTAATAATGGAAATGCTTTTGAAGAAGGTCAATGGTCTGAGACAGTAGAAGCTGGCATACCTTTTAAATTTAATTACGATACTATGCCACACGTTCTGATACGTCAGGCTGATGGTAACTTTAGATTTGCAAGAGTAGATGGAGATTCATATACAGCAAGTGGTCAATCATTTAACCTTCCAAAATGGGGTGAACGTATTGTTGGTGATTTAGTATCAGCACCAGATCCTTCTTTTATTGGTAACAAAATCAATAACGTATTTTTCTTTAGAAACAGGCTTGGATTTTTAGCAGGTGATAATGTAATACTTTCAACAGTATCAGAATTTTTTAATTTTTTTCCAGAAACAGTTATATCAGTTTTAGATACTGAACCCATAGATGTAGCTGCATCTCATACAAAAGTTGCGATCTTAAAACACGCAGTAACTATGGGAGAAAAGTTGATCTTATTTTCTGAACAAACACAATTTGTCTTATCAAGTTCAGCAGATAACCTTACACCTTCAACAGCTAACGTACTGGTACAAACTGAATTTGAAAGTAATGCAGCAGCACAACCTGTAGGTTCTGGTTCTTCTATTTATTTTCTTACAAAAAAAGGTTCTTTTGCAGGTATTAGAGAATATATTATTGCAGGTAATCAACAGATCCAAGATGCTGCAAACACAACTATTCATGTACCAAGACTGATACCAAGTGGTATTTTTAAAATGGCAGTATCAAACAACCAGGATATTCTTGTCTTGCTTGGTACAGAAAATCCAAACAAGCTATATGTAAACAGATGGTTATATGGTGAAGGTTTTACTAAAGCCTTAAATGCTTGGTTTACTTTTACTATCAACAGTAATAGATCTATTTTAAATATTGATTTTATTGGTACTGATTTAATAATGGTTATACAAGAAGCTAATGGAGTTACATTAGAAAAAATACCATTTGAGACAAACTTCAGAGAACCTAATGCAGAGTTTGAATATCATCTTGACCATAAAGTAACAGAAGCAACTAGCGGTGTGTCTGTTGCTTATAACTCTTCTACTGGCATCTCTACCTTTACAGTTCCTTATAGATTAAGAGCCGATATGAATATAGTTGGCAGGTATCTTGCGAGTGGAGAAACAAGCACGTTTGTTGATGCTCAAGGTAATACAAAAACTCTTGTATCAGGACAAGCACTTACAACTACTAATGCAACTAATGGCTCTACTTCTACCATTACAGCTACAGGAGATTTTAGAAATAGTAAGTTTATTATTGGTGAACCTTATGAAATGCACTATAGATTCAGTCAGCAAAGATTAACTCAAGGTGGTGGAGGTGCTACTGAATTAATTAGTGGTCGATTACAGATTCATCATTTTTATATCAAGTATGAAGATTCTGGTTTCTTCCAGGTAGAAGTAACACCAGAGAACAGAGATACATC